CCACCAACATCCGCACAGCATCCCGCCGCTGTGCAGCGGTGGAGGTGCCGGGGGTGTTGGCGTAGGTCCAGGACATAAATCAGCCTTCCACCCAGACATCGAACTGATCGCAGATGGCGATGTCCGAGCCGGAAGCTGCCGACCACTGGCCGGTCAGAGCCAGAACCAGCGCGCCGTTGGTGGCAAAATTGGAGGGTGCAGGCACCGATCCGACCGAAGCCGCCGTACCGCCCACCGTCACCGTTGCGCGGGTGTTGGATGCCACCGCAGCCGAAGCGCCGGGGGCGGCACGGCTGGTGATGTGGCCCTCTACGATGGCGATGTCGTTGGCAACCATTGCCACCGCCGCAGAGGTGAAAAGCGCGGTGGAACCGAGTTTCCCCTTGAAGGTGATGGTGTCCGCCGCCGCGTTGCCGGTCACCCGTACCGCTGCCCGGAAGCGCAGCGAGGTGCCAGCCTTGAGGGTGTTCGCGGGGATGGTGTAGCTCCCAAGCGTGGTTTCGCTGGTGCTGTTGGTCAGCGTGGTAGCAGTGGTCGCCGCATAGGCGAGTCCGCCCACCTTGCGCGCGGTGCCGCTGGTCACCCCGTCAGTGGTCGTGACCGCGCCGGTGAAGGCGGCGGCGACAGCCGAGAGGGTGCCGGTGAGGGTCAGCGCGTCCGCAGAGGAGAGCGCCTGGTACTTCCAGCGGAAGTAGGTACCATCATCGTAGCAGATCGCGTAGGCCGTGACGCCGGGCGGGATGGTGCCGATGGTGGAGGCGCTGGACAGCGTGCCGGTGTAGGTCAGCGTCTTTCCACGCACCAGGACGCTGTAGCCGCCCCCTGCCGCAGAGTTGCTGACCAGAAAGGGCGTGCCGATCAGGGTGCGCGCGGGGGGCGGAAGGATGAATTCCCGGTCTGCGCCGGCCGGAGCCAGGACGTAGAAGTGCGGGGACATCGAGCCGATCACGGTGCTGACGGTGTAGTTGGCGGACATGGATGCGTTTACATAAACGCCTCCACCGACCGCGAACCGCAAGAGGTAGCTGAGCATCGTATCCATCATTCACCTCACAGCAGGTCGGCGAAGAACACGCCCGCGCCCGCATCCAGGACGTTGTATCCAGCCATGCGCTGGATATTCCAATAGGTGTACTTGTCCTCTACATTTTCGCCCATGTCCACCACCACACCCTCCGCCTGATAGGCGTCGTAGTGAGCGCGGCAGAGGGCGGAGCCGCCGATCTTGCTGTTGCCGTTGTCCACAAACAGCAGGGCACCGTCGGTGATGGAGAAGTCCAGGGAGATACTGGCTTCCAGCAGGTCAGAACCGTTGTTCTGGATGCGCTCGGCAACCGTCACCTTGGCGAGCTTGAACACCCGCGCAAGGTCCGCATACTCCAGAGCCTGATCCACCGGCCCACCCTGTCCGCCCTTGAAGTAGGAGCGGATACCGGGGTGGACGCAGAGCGCATCGGCGACTTCGGCCGGAATGAGGAGGTGGTTGGCCTTCTTGCCGGTCTGCCGCTGGATGATGCGCTTGGCGGTGTTGATCTGCACCACGGGGTCGGATGCAAAGTCGTTCCACTTGGCGACGGCGCCGGAGGCGTAGCTGGTGGTCCAGGCCCCTGCCAGCCAGCAGGTCGCCACAAACTCGGCCTCTTCGGTATTGAGCACGGCTTCGGCGCCAACACGGGCGAGAAGCTGGTCGATATCGTAAGCGCTCAGGCTGCGAGACCACTGTGCGCGCACAGAATTCAGCAGCTTGATTTTGGCATCCGAGAAGTCCATCGTCAGCGTCTTGCTGGTGGTGTTCTGGAAGCCAACCTCATGCTTGACACCGTTTCCGGTGCGGGACTGCGACCGGAGCTTGTTGCCGGTGACTGCCGCGCGGCCCATGACGGGCAGCTCGGGGGCCGGGTGGTTGAAGGCCATCCGGGGCGCGACGCTGCTGGCGGGCGTCCCAAGCTCGGGAAGCACGTTCAGTAGGGTGTCGGTCTGCGTGGGATTGTAGGTCACACTGCCGATGTTGGGCATCGCAGCGCGGGTGACGAGCCGGGGGCCGTCTACGACAAGGCCTGAGGAAAGGGTGATCATGGGCTCCTCACGCCGCCTGGAAGCGGGCGGGTTTGAAAATGAACAGAACCCCGTCGCCGGAGGCGGCAGAGAGAGCGATCCCGCAGCACTGATCGCCGGAGCTTGCCGGGGTGAGCTTGCCGGAAGCGGCGGTCTTCAGGTTGGCGCCAACCGTCACAGCAGCGGCAGCCTTGCCGGTGTGAAGCGAGCCACCATCCGCCACTTCGGCGTACTCGCCGGAAGCGGGGGCGTTGTACAGAATCCCGAAGTGATCCTCACCAGCGCCGCAGACGTTGACCCCCGTGGAGGTCTTTTTCATCATCAGGTGCGCAGAGGAGGTCAGGCTTGCGTCGGCAACGCAGGACGAATTGAAGGTCGTATCCGACCCGAAGTAGGGGGCCTTGGGGGTGCTCGACATCAGGACACCTTCAGGGAGGAAAGGGTGGTGTAAAGCGCGTTGTCACCATTCTTCCCCGCTTCGGCAGCGGCGAGTACGATGGCCCGCTGGACAGTGACGCCCGGCTTCAGAAAGGGCTGGATCGCGCGCTGGATTTCAGGAGCCAGCGCAGAAGCGTCATCATCCGTCGCCGAAGTCCCCAGCGACCGGGTGAGCGCACCCGCCGCCTCGGTCGCCCCGTTGAAGGCCCGAAGCACGGCCACAACATCGGCCTCCAGGGTCTTGTCCCCGGTCGCAGCCGCTGCCTTGCGGACCCGGTAGACCAGATCGCCCATATCGGCGCCCTTGACCGCCACCTTCGGGGCGACGGAGCGGACGATCTCGGTGCAGGCGGCGCGCTCTTCCTTGGCTTCGGCCTGAGCCTTGAAGCGGACAAGCTCCTCAATCTGAGCGTCTTTGGATGCCTTTTCGGCCTCCACCGTCTGGAGACGGCGCTGCAAGTCTACGATTTCGGCGATTTCGGCCATAGGCCCCCCTGATTTGTTTCGGACGATGAAGATTTCTGCCGCTTCGTTACTGGGATTCTCGGTCAGCGCCACAGAATCCAGCTCCAGATCCACCACCTGACGGGGTGGCTTGCGGGCTGGCGACGCGGGAGAGGCAGGCGGCATGTCCACAGGCTACCCGTGCGCGGGGATGGGGGGAAGGCTTGCGCGGTACCGACCGGTCAGATAGTGGCGCAGAGGTGCCATTCCGGCGCCGTGGAGGCACCATGATAGAGCAGGAAGAGGTGAGTGAGGGGGAGCAGCCCCAAGAGGACACGCGCGGCACCGTGCGCCTGGAAGCGCCCTGGATGCAGCGGCTGCGGGTGGTGGCTGCCCGTCAGCACCGGACTGCGGCGGGGCAGATCCGGGCCATGCTGGAGCACGAGGAGGTGGTGCTTGGGATTGTGCCGCCGGGTGGGGGTGGACTGCCTACCCGCTGATCCGCACCGTCCAGCCCACCAGACAGATCACGTCCGCGCCCCAGTCATAGGCGTAGATATAGAGGTTCTGGTTGGTGCAATAGCAGGAGCCCGGCGCCTGACAGCCGCACTGGTCGGCATAGAGCGGCCCTTCGGCAGACGCGGCTCCCAGGGTCGGATCTTCGATGGTCGCGCGGCCGTCCGCCTCGCAGACCACCTCCCACTGTGGCGCGGGCTGGATGGCCACGGGGGCAGCTTCCGGGGCTTCGGTGGGGGTGGCACAGGCCAGCAATAGAGCGAGCATCAGACCACCCGCCCGCGCCCGGCGATGGATAGAGCCACCTTGCCGGAAAGCACGGCTTGGCGGCTCGCTTCATCCATCGGACGGCCCTTGATGAGCAGGCCGGTCTTATTGCTGCGCTTCAGGTGGTCCAGCAATTCGGGGGTGATGACCATCGCCTGGGTTGCACGGCCCGCGAATTTCGCGCCGTTGTGGTCGTGGTCCAGCGACAGATAGCGGCCGTCCATCGCCAGCTTATCCATGGCGCGGCCAAGCTCCTCCACGCTGAAATTCGTACCGTGGGCATCCTCCACGTCGTCGCCATTGACGGCGGAGACGTTGGCGAATCCCCAGAATTCGTCGCCGGTCGGCTTGGCACGGGTGATCGTGATCGGCACCTCCACCCGCGTCGTGGCGGTACGGCTCTCCTCCATCGGCTCGGACTCCGGCATCTCCTCCCCCTCTGCGGGCATGTAGCCACAGGATCGCAGGGTGGTCTTGAGCTTGCCGCAGCTTTCTTCCAGCGAGTCGTGGATCTGCCGGAGCATCTTGCCGTTGGCGGCAGAAAGCACCTTCCCCGCGCGCATAATGCCGCGCGGACTGCGGTATTCCTCCTCTTCGTGCGCCCGCTTCTCCCAGCCCTCCGGCCGCGTCCAGGTGCCGTCGGCATTGCACCAGAAGCCTGCTGCCCAGAGCGCCTGTTTCGCGGCGTCCAATGCCATGTATGGACCCATGCCCGCAGCAGTGTAGGCATTGAATACGGCCACCAGAAGCGCCTTGGCGACCGGACCCATCCCTGCGGCGAGGGCGGGCGGGATCGTGGCTTCGGAGAGCACGGCGGGGAGCTTGGCGCTCTCCTCTTCCGTTTCGATGGGAGGTGCGGCGCGTTCCATAGGTTTTTCCTTTACGAGTCGGAGTTTGCAGCGGCATCGGGGATGGAACCCCGGCGCGTGGTAGGGGGAGCCGTCAGGGCCGGTGAAGGGCTCATTGATGCCGACGATCTGGCCGTCCAGGAAGGCACAGATGGAGCATATCAAAGAGAAGGGGTCCGCGCGCCATTGTCGCCGGGTGTCGGCAGAAATCAGCCCGAGCGCAAGCCCCTCGGACCATGCGGCGGTGACGGCCCCGGCATGGGCGGCCACCGTCTCCGTTTCCGCGATCAAAGCGGCGCGTTGCAGGCGGAGCGCGAGCGCGTCGGCTTGCAGGCGAGCGGTGATCTCCTCCTCTGTCGCGCCCCGCTTGCGCAATTCGGCTTCCAGGGCGGTCAGGGTCGCCACGTTGCCGGGGGTCAGGCCGAAAACCAGCCCGATGCGGGTGGAGGGCGTGCCGTCCAGGGCGGTGGCGGTGGTCACCATGATTTTGCGGATGACCAGCGCGCGATCGCTCTGCCAGGTCAGCGCATAGGTGGATTCGGGTGACACGTCCAGCGTTTTGGCAGTGACCAGCGCGAAGATCGGGAGCACCCACTCCCTCCATTCGGCCTCTTCCTCCTCCCCGTCGCCCACGATCTCGGCGGGGTCGCCGGTCAGGTCGCGGCCTTCCGGATCCAGCCAGCCCTCCACAATGGCCTGAAGATCGGCGCGCTCCTCCTCCAGCATGGTCAGCGGGTCGCCCCAGACGCCGGGCTGGTCGCGCTTCAGCAGCTCCGGCTTGAGCTGGCGGACGACGGAGCGGTAGAACGCGGGGCCGTCGCTGCCGCCCCAGAGATCCCAGCTCACCCGCGCGGGGCTGGGATAGCCCTCGGATCCGGGCTTGAAGCCGGGCAGCTTCGGATAGCGGGCGTTGCGGGCGTAGAATCGGAGCGCCTTGCGGGCCTTGGCGAGCGTGCAGGCTTCGCCATCTGCGAGGCGGTGGGCTTCCTGGATCGTAGTCGGTTCCAGCCCCTTGCCGCCTTTGCCCTCCTCGATCCAGTCCAGGGCACGGCGCAGAGCTGCCTTGACGCCCTCGGGTGCGGTCAGACTCATTCGGCCGTCCGAGGGGAGAGACCCGCGCGCTCCCGCAGCTCGTCGGCGTCGTTGGCATCCACCAGCGGAATCCCGGCGGTCTGTGCGACACTGATGAGCTGTGCAAGCCCGGTCAGGTCCACCTTGCGGGGGTGCGTGTAGGTCATTGTGGGGCAGAGCGCGGGGTCCATCCCATTCATCGCCACGATTCGCGGGAAGAGCTGGCGGGTGAACACGTCGCTCACACGATCCCCAAGTCCCTGCATGATGGTAGCCGCAAGCGATGTCTGATCCTCGGACTGTCCCTTGCTGCCGCCGCTGCCATTCATGCCAAGCAACAGAAAGGTGATGCCGATGCCGATGGCGATATCTTCCCGGTGCATCCGTATCATTTCGATAGCGTCACCCCGGCTGCTTCCGGTGGTCGCCTTCAGGTCGAAGCCCCAACCGGAATATGTACCGTCCGGGTTGCGCTCGTGCGGGCGGATGATGCAGGCGCGCTCTCCCACGCTGATCTGCGCCATGTTCTGGATCATGCCCTCCACCAGTTCCCGAGCTTCGATATCCCCGGCGTTGGACCGCTTCAACATTTCGGCCGGAGCCTGCATATCCCAGATCCCCGCCTTGGTATGCTCCTCCCCGATGTGGATAATCTCGGTCAATCGCCGCTTGTTGCGACAGGGAATAAACACATTCCGCAGCCCCGCTTTGCCTTCCGGGCCGGTTGTCCCGGCTCCCAGGGTCAGGTGGAGCGCCTTGGTGAGCGGGATGTACGCCAGCGCCCCGGTCTGCGGGTCGCGCTGGATGAAGTCCAGGATTTCGTCGGTCTCGCTGTCCTTTGTCCAGCCATAAGCCGTGTACTGCGGCCGAAGCTCGATTCTGTGGATACCCCAGAGCCCGTCATTGTATGCGGACGGTTGGGCGTTGTTGCGGCCGTTGCGACGCTTCCAGACGATTTCCGAGACAGCATAGCCCCACGGAAGCGCCGATAGAAGGTCGTCTATCATGTCGTAGAGCGGGGTCGCGCAGTCGTCAATCACGCCCTGAATGAAGGCGGCCACCTCCAGCGCGCGCTTGTCCCTGCCCATGCCATTGGGCGGCCGTATCCGCCACTTTCCGGCGGTGAGCAGGTCCACGGGCAGTCGGAAGCCGCGCGTGACATCCGGGTTGTTCTCCAGGATTTCCCGGAAGAGTTTCTGCTTCGTGAGCGGGCTGGACAGCTCACGATGCCACTCCTGCCGATCCAGTTGGCCGGGGCTGATTTTGGAGCCGTCGTAGCCGATGGACTCCAGGGCGACGTCCACAAGGGTTTTCTGTCGGACAGGGGGCATAGTGGCACGCTACCACGATCCGGCTACTCGCGCCACCCTTCGCCACGGGGGAGGCGGTTGTTCAGGGAGCCGAGGTAGGCTGCGGGGGGAGCGGAAGGGCCGCTCGTAGCCAGCCGGTGCGCGCCCTCCACCGAGTCCATCCCGTCGTCTGCCTCGTTGTCGGTGCCCTGCCACCCGGTCATCTGCGAGCGCAGCGCCTTGTGCTGTCCTCCGGCATCAAAGCGCATTTTGCCGAACTCTATCAGCGGGGAAAGCCGTTTGATGCGGGTCACCTTGCTGGCATCGGTCGCCTGTAGCCGGGGGAGGGCTTCGGGGGGCAGCTTCTGGGCCTCGATTTCGGTGCGGAAGATGGGCAGAAGAAGCTCTTGGGCGCCCTCATCCTCCACCCCGCCGGTATCCGGTCGCCACTCCTCCCAGTACCGCAGGTAGTCCTGCACGATGGTCTGCGGACGGCGGCGGGCCATATCGCAGAGCCGGATCCAGAATTCGCCGGTGGTGGTGTCGTGGTCTAAGACGGTGATCGCGGATTCATCCGAGGTGGCGGACCTTCCCAGGCTCGGATCGAGGAACATCACGCGGCGGATGCGCCCCGGTTGACGCGGTGGCGGGGTGCCCATCCAGCGGGTGATCCATTCCGCCTCAAAGGCCCGCACGCCGCCGCCTTGGGGCAGCAGCAGCATCTCACAAAAGAAGGCGCGACTTCCGATAAGCGTCCGTCGGTCCTCCATTCTCTGTGGCGACCAGATGCGCGGACAGAGTAGCGCGCTGGTGATCGGGTGGACGGCTGGCAGGGCACAGGTCGCGAGTCGGGGCCACTCCGAGCGCATCGGTGGCTCTTTCGCGTTGCCGCACGCTTCGGTGATCAGGTCTTTGTCGTTGAAGGGCGTGCCGAACAGCGCGAGCCTGGCTTTGGGGCCACCGCACGGGATGAAGCTCTTTTTGACGAAGGTTTTGACGTTTGCGGTGATTTCGTCGTTCTCTGACTCCCCCTCCTTCATCGGGTCGTCCACCACCAGCAGGTCGGGGCGTTGCACACCGTCCGTCAGTCCGCGCACGTCGCCGCGCCCGCTGGTCATGCCGCGCACGGACAGCCGCACCCGGAAGTCCCAGCCGCCGATGTAGATGAGGCGGTCGGCGATGTTCCATAGCTGGCTTTCTTTGCGACTTCTCTCCGGGTACTTGTCCGCCGGCTGTATCCAGAAGTCCAGATGCAGCAGCGGCGTCCCGTTCTCATCCCGTATCAGGGGAGCGTCAACGCCCGTCACAAGCCCGGCGATATCCCTGCTGAATTGCTTGTAGAGCGTGCCCGCTGTCAGGATGGCGGCGTATCGGGAGCCCCATCGGCTTGACAGGTAGCGTGCCCGCAAAAAAGCCAGCATCACCATGGCTTTCATCAGCATGGACTTCCCGTGTCCACGGGCCATTTCTACGCCGCTGCCTGAGTACTCCTCCCCATCTCCGAGGGTGCCCGCCTCGATTTGACGGCAGACAAACCGCTGACCGGCGGAAAGCACGATGGGGGCGCCATCTTCGTTGGTGAAGTACGTCTCCACGAAGCCATGAAGGCTGGCCAGGGCAAGTGTGCCCCGTCGTGAGCCGGGTGTCACCGGTTGCCCGGCGCGGCGGTTGTGGGGTCGTACTCCTCCACCGCGTCACCGGGGTAGGGCTGCCCACGGGCTGCAAGCCACGCGCGCACCTCCACCTCGGATAGTTCTTTCTGCTCCACCCTGGGGGGCGGCGTCGCGTCCGGTGGCGCTTCCGACGGGATGCGCCAGTGGTAGCGTGAGAGCTTCAGCACCTCCAAAGCCTGTTGTGCGTGGCGGGTGGAGGCGATCAGAGGCTGGCCGCTCTCGTTGTGCCCATAGACCGTGTTCGCGTCTCCAAGTGCCTGCCGGTTGAGTATCACTTCCGCCTTCGCCAACGCCGCGTCTATCGCGGTCCACCACTCCATCGCGCGGCGGGCGTGCCAGTCCAGGACTTCGCCCCGCTCGTTGGCTTCCAGGGCTTCCATGCCAGCTTTCCGGCTGCGGTAGATGCTGCTATGGGTGGTCGCCACCTGTAGCCGGATCGCCGCCTCCACCGTCGCCCGTCCAGAAGCGATAAGCGCACACGCTGACTCTAATTGCTGCGGTTCCATGCGGACATGCAGCGGGTTCGGTCCCTGAATCAAGCGCGGGCCGTCGGATGGTTCTATGGCGTGTGCCGATTTTTTACCGTCGCCCGTCATTCCATCTCCCGGCGGCGAAGGAGCGGCCCGCGCAACGCTCGCGTGCGCCCCGAAGGACGTCGAGCATCCACGCCTTCGGGGAGAGGGTGGGGGCGAACTCCAACGAGCCCTCAGACTGCACGCTGCTGTTGTCAGCCATCTTGGGCCTCCACAGCAGCTTTTTGACATGGGTGATTCACCGGTTCCGGCCGTCTGCCTCCATGCTCCTCACTCAAAATAAACACTACTCCTAACAAGAGCCCAGCAACAGCGCATCGGGCAAAGGCGCGGTCCGAATCGAAGAGATCCTCTGGCATACCGTCGGGAGAAAGAATTCTACGCACCATCGGGGGCCTCCTCTGGCATTGTAGCCACGTCTGGGGCGGGCGGCATGTCCTGGGGTGGCTTGCGGCCCTTGCGCGCCACCACGGGCTTCCTGGCGGCCTCCTGTAGCCGCTCGATAGCCGCATGGGCCGCCTCTGCGCACTCCTGCACCGTCGTAGGCACCTTGCGCGCGGCGATGGCCTCCCGTAGCAGTTGGCGCACGGCAGGGCCTGCGTCAAGTCCGGTGAGGGCACGGGCTGCGGCGATGTCCTGCAGGTGGATGCGGATGGGGTCGGTGGAGGGGTTCAGGGCCATCAGTCGGAATCCAGCGCGGCGATCCGTGCGTCCAGGGCGGCGATTCTGGCGGAGACTTCGGCCAGGCGTTCGGGGGTGGGAGGGTCCACCACGTTGGCGCGAGCGCGGGCAAGCTCTGCCCGTGCGTCCGCCACCTCGATCTCAAGCAGCGCACGACGGCTCTCTACCGGCAGCAGCCGCATGAGCATAGCCGAGGCGTCCGGGCCATAGGAGCCGAGCCGCTGCATCAAGAGGCAGACGGCGTGCAGCTCCGCGCGGGAGTCGTTGCGCACGTCCCGCAGCTCTTGGAGGTACTGTACGGCCTCGTCCCCACGCTCGTGCTCCCGCTCCAGCGCGGTGGCGACCCGTTGGGGCAGAGGGTCGCCGGATTCGGGGAGGTAACCCGCCACCGCCAGGAAGATGGCCTTCAACTGGTCATTTGCTTCGCGCGCCTGCGTCAGAGCCTCATCCGCCCGCTCGCGCTCCTCCACCGCGTCCCGCTCGGCAGCGTCGGCACGGGCGCGCTCTGCGGCAAGCTGCGTCTCCAGCTCGGCTACCGTCGGACCGGGGGCGGTGGGCTCGCCGTCGTGACCGCAGCCGGGGCGGCAGTAGTCGTGCTCTTTGGCCGTCTCCACCTTGGCGCACTCCTTTTCGGCGTGATCCAGCGTGTTCGCAAAATCCTGCTCCACCTCGCAAGGATGGCCAATCGGGATGAGCACCGCGCCGTTGGGGCCATCGAAGCGCCGCAGGTGTTCCGACGGGCCTGGGCTCTCCACAAACCCCGCCGCAAACAGACGGGCCACCAGGGCGTCGCGGCGGATTTCGAGGGGGTGGGGCTCCGAGGTGGCCCCCACACCGGCTGCTTCCTGCGGCGCGGTGGGGGTCTCGGCGGAGGGCACCGGGATAGGGGCAGGCTCGGTCATGGCGGCGGGCTCCTGTAGCAGCATATGCTCTGTGATGCCGAAGTCCCGGTACATATCCCGGTGCATCGGGCAGATTCCGGCAGCGGACGGGCGGTCACAGCCGACGGCGCCGCAGTATGCGTCGTGACGCACGAAGGCGGGCAGGTTGCGTAGTGCAGTCTGGTGACCGGAGAGGCCACAGGCAGCGAGGCGGACGGGGCCGATCATCGTCCATCCGCGCGTAGGGCTCACGTCGTTCTGGCAGCGGTCGCCCTTCAGGGTGCGGACGCAGCAGCGGGTGGGTGGGGCGCTCATGCCTGCACCCGGAAGCCATACGCCTCCACACCGGCCGGAGCGCCTTCAGAAGCGCCAGCCATATCCAGAGCCGTCTCAGGTCCGCCGCGTCGATTCTGGCCCTGACTTTCCCGGCCCTTCGCCAGTTGGGCGGCAAGCTCTGCGCGGCGCTCGTCGGTCAGCTCCACGGGCGCGCGGTAGGAGAGCGCCCGCACGATGGCGCCGAGGCGGTAGTGGTCCGGCGGGATGCGCAACCGGATGTCCTCGCCGCACACATCGACAGAGAGCACAGGGATCGACTCGTTGCGCAGCAGGTCCAGCGCCGTCGCCGTGCGGGCGGTCTGGACGCAGAGATAGTCGTTGTCACGCTCGAAGCTGATAGATTCCGACTTGCCGTTGCGGCGGTCAGCTTCCAGGGCGGCGATCCATTGGGCGCGGTGTTCAGGGGTCAGCATCGTAGCTCCAGAGAAGAAAACCCGCCCGCAAGCCGGGAGTATCGGTCTGTCGTGACGCGGGTTGAAAAGCGCGGCTGTGCTGGTTTCGATCCAGCATCTCCCATTGGCGCCGTCGTCACGGCTGGGTGCTCTCCTTGAGCTAACGACCGCATGAGAAGGAAGTGTCGCGGGTCCAGGATTCCCACCTGGGTCTTCGGTCTGGTTTCCGACGCTCTTGGCGGCGCCGCCGTGTTTGAGCTATCCCGCATCCACAGCGTAGCGCGGGGGATACGCGGGCGCAAGGGGTCACCGATGCACACGGTCACTTTTTGCAAGCCCGCAGACGTCGCAGCCCTGATCCGCTCCGTCGAACGGGTGCCGTTGCTCGCGCATCAGTAGCATGATGGCCCCGTCCGCCTCCTGCCACCCGGCGTAGAACGAGGATGCAAAGCAACCGATGGTGGCCGTTGTTGGCCTCTGCGCTCCCATATCCCGCATAGCCCATCCTGCGAGAAAGGGCAGCAGTTGGGCGTCGTAGCCGACCGCGACGGCACTCCGGTCCCGGCAGACGGTGGACCAGCGGAGGAGGGCGTGATCGAGGGTAAGTCTCACAGCACACCCCCAAGCCGCCGATGGGCCTCCTGTAGCCAGCACGCACCCCAGAGGGCATCCTGTAGCGCGTCGTGCATGGTGGCGGGGTCGCGCTCGACTTCGATGCCTCGACCCACCGTTTTCCGCAGCGTGCGCATGTCGCGGATCGCGTTGTAGGGCACCGGAAAGGGGCCGGGGTCGTAGCGGCGCCACATCGACTCCAGCCAGATCCAGTCGATGCCGTTGGCCCAATATCCGGCGGGTGTCCAGGGGCTCGCAGCGTCGAACACGGCCCGGACAGCCTTGGCAGGAGGCTCCTGCACAGGGGCGGTCAGAGCCCACCGTGCCGCCTCAGGCTGCGTCTGCCACCATCGGAGGGTGGACCCGTGGACCTCTGCGCCCGCGCGCATGTCCGCGTCATAGTCCACTTCCCAGCGGTGGCCCTCGATAACGCGCTCAGCATCGAAGACCACCAGCCCGATCTGGACGATGGCGGGGCGGGTGCCGACTCCGAGGGCCTCCAGGTCCAGGAAGATGTGGCGGCTCATGAGGTTGCTCCCAACCATTTTGAAAGTGCATCCCAGGCGGCGGCTTGGGCGGCTTCCGGGGTGTCCGAATATGCGTAGAAGTCCTGTAACGGCAGCCTGACGTCCGGGATAGTGCAGAGCCACTTCCATCCGAGTTGGTGCCTATACACGTCCAGCCGCAGCTTCCCGGCCGTGGCACGACAGGTGGTCGGGCTGACCCAGGACCAGACCGGCGCGGGGAGGGTGATAGGGTTCATACTTGCTCCTTCATTTTCGCCAACAGAATCGAGATAGCCGCACGCTCCCCGTGGTTGGCGTGCCAGCCCTGGTCGGTGCGTCCCCAGACCATGCAGCCGCCGGGGAGGTCCGGGGATGTGAACACGGCCACCTCCGCCGGGATGTTGAGCCGGGCATCCCGACCGCCGGGGACATCGGCGTGAAGGGCAAGCGCGGCGGGGGCCATGTGGTCGATCAGGGCTTCCAGGGTGGTGAGGAGGGGGCTCATGCTTCCCCCACCACCGGCACCATGCCGAGGCGCCCGCGTCGCCAGCCCGTAGAGGCCCACAGAGCGGCTTGCGGTGCGGGGACGTATGGAGAGGCGCCTGAGAGCGGGAAGGCCAGTCCTGGGACGCCACAGGGGCAGCGGGGGCCATTCGGGCAGAGCACCAGGATGGCAGGGACTGGGTGGAGGAGGAGCGGGATCATGGGGACACCTCCAGAGCCAGAATCAGCACCTCCAACTCGGTGGGCGCCCGCAGCCGGTACAGCGCATCGGGGAGGCCACCAGCCCAGAGCATCCACGCGCCATCCTTGCGGACAGCGGCGAGGTTGGGCATGGCCCACCGCTCCCGCACCAGCGCAAGCAGCCCGTGTGCGGTCAGGGGGTCGGATAGGTCGGGTAGCATCGGCGTCGCCCCCTCATCCAGCCACTCCGCTGCGTTGTCGTCACAGGTGGCGCCTTCCTCCGCTCCGCATGGGCCGGAGTCACGCACCGCAACGACGCGGGCGAATTTCGTATCGGCGACGCGCATCCCCGGCAGCCACCGCCAACCGGGGGCGGCAACGGCGCGGCGAGCAAGGGCAGTCTGGGATTCGGTCATGGGGTCACTCCAAAGAGGGCTGGTGGTTGGGGCGCTTGTAGCCACGCAGGCCACAGCCGTGACGCGGGCACCTGCGGCTTGGGCTCCACGAAGGTCTGCTGCCACTTCGGCAAAATCATGCCGAAGTCCGTCGCCATCTCCCGCCACTCGATCAGTCCCTGCCGCTCCAGACCGCGCATCGTGTGGGCTGGCCAGACCGGTCGGAGAGGGTGGCGGGTGCCATCCATGGCTTCCAGCTCGTCGCCGGACTCCACCAGCCGCACGACGCCGATCTGGCCGTGATACCAGAGCAGACCATGCGCCCAATGCTGCGGGTGGACTCCCAAAAGCGGCTGGTCCAGCTCTATTTTACGGCGCGCGCCCACCTTTGAGGCGTCCAGGGCGAGGCGGTGCAGTTCGTCGGCGACGGCGGCGCGCTGTTTGCGGTTGAGAGGCTTGGTCATGGGGTCACCTCCCCACCCGCGTATCCCGTGCGCTACGCGGCTGCAAGGGGGGATGGGGGTAGCATGGTGCAGGGGTTGGGCTACTGCGAGAGTCGCCCGGTTACAGGTTTTGGCGCTGTTTCGGGGCTGAAGTGTTGACGTGTCAAGAGTAGCGCTTTGCATTAGAGCGCCTTCTATGCAGGCTTTTTAGAACTATCCTGGACACATGCCTGTAACCGCATTTCGCCAGCTTCTACGCCTGTTATTCGTGCCGGTTACAAAGTTACAGGGAAAACATAGGCTCTCCTTTTTTCTCCAGAAAAAAGAGAAGAGAAGGAGAGTGGATCTCTTTCTTTTCTTTTTTCGCGCTCCCCTCATGTATACTCAGATCATGTAACTTGTAACTTTGCTATATATCTTAGCTTCTTCCTGCACAAAGCCGGTTACAAGGGCTTGTAACTCCTGTAACCGGCTGGTGAGTCAGAATGTGAAGGCCAGGAAGAAGGCCGAAGAATCAGACTGGCACCTCTCCATGAGGCCACTCCGGGTTTGTAACCGACCCGTCGGTCAGATTGTCGTCACCACCAGCCCCCTGCTTCCAGCCTTCCGCAACATTCAGCACATACATCCTGGTGGTCTTGCCCATCCACTTGACCGCTTCCGGCTTTTCGCCGCAGCGACCCGCCGCAGCCCAGCGGGGGACAAGCTCCGAGGGGTCGTAGCCGATCCGCTTCAGCTCGCCTTCCAGCGCGCTCGGGTGGATGGCAAGGCTCCCATTCCGCAGCACCTTGCCGATCCAGCCCTGCGGACAGGCGGTGTTGCGCGTCCAGCCCTCCTGCTCTGCGATCCGGTCCTGCACCGCCACCAGCCAGCCCTGGATGCGATCCCATGCCGCAGAGGGGATGTCCGAGCTTGCAAGCGCCGTCTGTGCCCCATCCAGCATCAGCCTCTCCACCTCCAGCCACGGCACCCTGACGCCGATCCCGTGCAGCGCCAGCGCCCCGATCCCGATGGACGCCACAAACCCCGCCAGCCGGGATGACGCCTGGCCGCCAAGGTCTTTCTCGGCTTTGTCCCGCGCCTTCTCCCACCGCGCCGGAAGCTCTGCCCAATGACGCCGTACCCACTCCGCCACCTTCGGGCCGCCGTGCCCCCATGCGTCCATGCCCTCGATGAGCCTCACCGCCGCGTGACCATCGGGGATCGGCTGTGCGGAGACGGGCAGCACCCGCATCCGCAGCCCCGCGTGCTCCCCGGCGATCTCCGACAGCGGCGCCTCCCCCGTGGAGAGCAGCGCCGATCTCCACGTCGCGACCTCCTGCACCCCGCCGATGGTCCCGCGCGCCTTGCCGACCCCCCACCCGTAAATGATGGCGGCCAGCTTCTCCCGGTCCCGGATGGCGCATTTCTTTGTGTCGTCCACAAACATAGGAGAATGCTTGAGAAACGCCGCCCGCCGCTCGATAGCCGTGGCCGTGGAGGACCAGGGCAGCAGCAGCCCTGCCGTGTCCGAGGGGTCACCCCAGAGCGAGGCCGCAAACCGCAATGTGGTGCTTTTCCCCTTGCTTGTGGTCCCGTGCAGGTCCACCACGAAGGGATGCGCCCCGGTCGCCTCCAGAGCCGCAGAGCCGGCCGATGCGCAGAGGAGGAGAGCAGGCACCGGCAGCGCCACGACCTCCATCGCCATCGCCCGCCATTGCTCCCACGTCCCGCGCGGTGCCATCGCCGCCACCGTCTGGAGGTGCCCCCCATCCGCCCGCAGCAGATGCGGCCCCTCTGCGGTCTGCCAGGCCCGCTCCTCCCCCGTCATCGTCCAGCCCAGCCGCGTGATGGAGCTGGCGACCGGCATAGTGCCCCGGTTGCAGGCTTCGGCCGCCTCCAGATAGGCCACCACGTCCCGCGCTGACCGGGAGCTGACCGGCGCCCCCCGTGCGGCCAGCCCCGCAAGCTCACGCGCCTGCATCGCCGTACCCCGATCCACCGTCTCTGACCCGCCCGGCCAGACCAGCTCCAGGTGGTGATCGCCGCTGTCCACGTCCCGCCACCGCTGCCCGATCCAGAGCGGATCGTGCGTCACGCGGATCTCTTCCGTCTCCCCGTCGTCGCCCTCCTTCAACTTGAAAACCCCGTTCCAGGCGCACAACCAGCCGCGCGGATCCTCCCACCCCGGCGGCAGATCGCGCGGCGCCCCCCGCCGCTCCGATGCCACCGCCTCCCGATCCGGCTTGGTGGCGGGTCTCCGCAGGATGGCCTTGCGGATCTCCGCCACCATCCCGCCATAGCCCCGCTCCGCCCCAAGCTCAGCCAGCATCGGCAGATCGTCCATCCCCAGCGACCCGCCGATCCGTTGCAGGTCCGCCAGCACCTTGCCGCGCTCTGCCCCGCCGCGCGCGCGCTTCAGAATATCTTCAAGTGTAACCGTCATTTTTGCACCTTCTTCTCTTGGATTTTTTCGCTGTCGAGTTCGGGGACATCTTCCGGCACCGGAACCCCATCGGGCCACTGAAACAGCCGGTTGGCAGCCGCCCAATCCCCCGTGGTCGCCCCATGCTGCCGTGCGGCCCGTGTCGCCCCGGAAAGCCAGAAGAGGAAGCTGATCAGCATCCCCGCCTCGCGCCGCGTCAGCTCCGCAAGCCGCCCGTCTTTGTGCCACTTGCGTAGCCGTTCCTTGGCCTTGTCCGCCGGGAACCACCGCAATACGCGCATGTACTGCCCGATGGTCTCCACCTGCCGATCCGTCGCCATCGCCGTGCGGTTGGCGTTCAGGGTCAGTTCAAGCCCGTGGTCCTCCAGAGAGGCGCACAGCGCCCAAAGCCAGGCATAGACCGCCGTTTTCCGCACTGCGTTGCGCTTGACCTCCTCCCGATCCGGCCGCTCCCCGTCCCCGTCGCGGTCGTCGCTATCCACCTCCTCCCCGTCCATCGCCTTCCCAAGCGCCTCTTTGTGCCGCAGCCCATGCTCCGACATCAGATCGAAGGGGTCCAACACCAGCCCAAAACGCTTGTCGGCGTTCCCCGGATCGACCCGCAGAACCCGGCCCACCTCCTGCACAAATCGCACCCGAGCGCCGACCGGCCGTCGTAATAGCAGCGTGCGCAGCCAGGGGAAGTCCGAGCCCTCCGAGAGCATGGAGACATGCACCAGCACCCGGATCGCCCCGGACCGCAGCGCATAGATCCGACTCGCCTGCTCCTTCCGACTCAACTGCGAATGAATCGCCATCGCCGGGATACCGCGCTTTCCCAGATAGACCGCGTACTCTTCCGCATCCACGATGCTCTTTGCGCTCGCCAGCGCGGGCCACAGCGCCGCCTCGGCCAGCATCCGGGTGCAGATCTCATCCGTCTCCGCCTCGTTGCCCAACCCATCCCAGCCCACCACCTTCGCCTCGACCACCACCCCATCCCGCAGCGCGTCGGCATACGAGTAGCGGTAGACCACCTCATCCCACAGAGACAGCGCCTCTTTGTCGTCCGACCGGAACGGCGTGGCGGTCACCCCCACCCGCGACAGCCACCGCCCCGGCGCAAGCCCCTCCAGAGCCCCCACGGCCTCCAGAATGACCCCCGCCTCCGTCCGATGCGCCTCGTCACACACCAGCAACGAGCAGGATCGCCCCTCCTTTTTCCACCGCTCCACCAGCGTCGGGAGGCTCTGATAGGTTGAGACGGTCACCCGCCGGTCGCTCACCTTCGCGTTCTGCCACCACGTCCCCACGTTTACGGGCTCCAACACATTCCCGAACGTCCCCGCAAGCTGCTCCACCAGCGAAGTCCGGGGGGCCAGCACCACCACCCCGCGCCCCTCCTGCTCTTTGGAGCGCCGGATCAACTCTGCGATCAGGTAACTCTTCCCGGCCCCCATGAACGCAGCGACCACCGCGCGCTTTCTGGCCTTCAACGCCTCGATAACCACCGGCAGCGCCTTCGCCTGCCACGCGCGCAAAACCACACCGGGCGGACCTGCCGCCTGCTCTTTGTCCATCTCAAACCTCCAGAAACGCCTTCCCTCCAGAGCGCGGGATTGCAGGGGGCCGGATTGCAAGCCCGGCCCCCTCTGGAGGTGAGACAGCCCTCACGGGCAGAAAAAGCCTATCGCACCGTACGCCCGGCGTCCACCGCGCCCCCGGCTACCCCACCTCGGAGATACCTCCCCCACCCCGGATGCACCGGCCCCGCGTACCCCGGTCGCCGCTCCAGAGCCGGCCGTAGCCGCTCGGCAGCATCCAGCATCCGCGCCTCGACTTCCGCCCGGTAGGCCGCCTCCCGCCGCTCTCTCTCCGCCCGGAAGGCCCGCAGCGCGTCAAGCTCTGCCCGCACCCGCCGCAGCGCCGCCACGGGATCCGCGCCGTCCAGCACCGGCCACGGGCTCACCATGCCGGCCTCCCAGCGCCACCGGTCCAGCCGCGCCCGTGCCTCCTCCACAGTGGCCCCCTCCCCCACGAGCGCATGCAGCAGCAGCGTATGGAGCGGTCCCGCCCCCGTCGCCGTCCACGCGAAGATATCGGCCCCCGTCGCGGGGTAGTCATGCTCCCGACAGCAGACCAGCGCATCCAGCACCGCCATCCACGGCGGCGGCAGCCCGTCCAGCGCGGCCACCTCGGGATCCATCGCCTCTCCCAAGAGCGCGGGCGTCAGAGCTTCCCGGATGGCGTCAGTGCTGATCATGCCTCCTCCCTATCCTGCCCCCCCACCCACCGGCTCCCCCGGCTCTCTACACTCCGGGCAGTCGAGCTGGCCGGTGTACCGGTGGCCGCAGCCGATGCAGCAGCGGGGCACGTCCCCCGGCGCCTCGGGTGGGCACCCTTCCGCCATCGCCCGCCGGATAAGGGCACGCACTACGGCGGAGCGGTCACCCCTGCCCCGCAGGCGGACGATGCCGAGGCGGGGAGCGAGGGTGTCGAGGGCTTGGAGGTCGGAGGGGGCGAGGGTGAGGTTGGTGGGCTTCATGCCGCCCCCCACCGGTGCCAGTCGTCCGAAATGCGCTTCCAGACGACGCGGTATTCCTGCGCCCTGGCATGACACGCCTTGTCAATGGTGCGCTTGAGAGCGGGCAGAAAAGAGAGCTTCCCGCAAGCCTCACGGCCCACCACCCGCAGCGACCCCTCCGGATGGCGCCAGAAGTGCAGCACCCGAATCCAGGTCGCAGTCAAGCAGTACGCGCTCACGCTGCCCGTCATGGGGTCGCCCTTCAGTTCGATCCAGAAGGTATGCGAACCGACACAGGCGACTTCTCCGACCACACCGCACTCTTTACGGCGCTCAACCTCCTTCTTTGCAAGGTAGTCTGGCGTATAGTAGCTTGGCGCTCCGCCTCTCCACCACCACGGTTTTTCTGCGGCCATCTGCTCTCCTTTGGGGCCTGGTTGCGCGCCCCTTGTACAGACATATTATGCGCATATTCTGCCCCCGTCAACCATCATGCGCATAAATATTTTCAGGCCCCCTCATCCACCTCCCACCCCAGCGCCCGGAACACCGCCGCCACGACCGGCAGCGTCTGCGAGCACCCCATCACCACCACGCCGCTCTCCCGCACGAGCGCGAAAATCCCCCGGTCGCGCCGGTACGTCGCCCGCAGCTCGGTGAGGTAGTCCCCCCCCCGCGCCAGGCCAGCGGGTGAGGCGAGCCCCGGCGGATGTCGATGTAGGGCTGAAGGGCGGCGAAGAGGGGGATGATGGGGTCGTAGTGGCGGAGTTGGATCATGCCCGCCTCGGGTACGGCAAGCTCTCTGGCTTCTTCCCGCTCCACCGCCACACATAAACGTGATTCCCTGGATGCCGCACCTGCCGGAAGCCAGGAAGCACCCGCGCAAGCCACTCCCCCGGCTCCTCCCCCGGTCGTCTCGGGTCCGCACCCGCCGCCACAAGTCGAGTCGCCGCCGGCTCCCAACCCTTTTCCATCGCCCGGATCTTGCTCAATCCCCGCTCGGACATCGTGCGCCCGTCGCGGTCCAGATAGAGCTTGCGGGCCGAAGCGGTCCCCAGGTAGGCCGCGTTCAGCGCCTGATAGACCTGCCCGACGTGCCCCGGCGTCACCATGCGCCCCGCGTCGGTCCACCTCGGGAGAGGGTCCGAGTACGAGAGCACCCCCACCAGCCCCGGAAGCTCCCGACGCAACGCCGAAAACGCGCGGGCCATGAACCAACTTTCACCGTTGAAGCCCACCTCATCCAGCAGCACCAGCCGTCCGAGCTCCACCCCGTCCGAGCTCCCAAGGTGCCGTGGCAACGATGCAGGCTGACAGGGCACCGAAAAGACCGCCACCCCGGCCAGATAGCTCCGTAGACAACCCACCTTGCGATACAGACCGACCCGCAGCCGTGCCGATGGGTACGAGCCGCTGTAGTGGTGGCGCTCCACAAATGCCCGCGCCTCGTTGTCGCCGGGGATGAGCTCCACCCCGAATTCCGACGGCAGAAAGAGCCCGTGAGCCGGTGCCCACCTGCTTTCCCGCTCGCGCCATCGCAGATCGGGCGGGGTCACGGCGTCGCCCCCGGCATCCCGCCCACCGCCTCCAGATGCGCCGCCACCAGCCGCGCATGGTCCGCACGGGTGGCCGCCTCGACCACCGCCCGCCGTGCCCACTCCGCCACCGTCATTCCCGCCCGCTCCGCCGCGGCGTCGATGGCCGCGCGCTCGTCTCGGGAGACACGGGCGGAGACAACGACGGTCCCCCCGCGCGTGCCATGCCTGTGGCCGCCGTGCGGGCGGGTGATTTTGCCCTCGTTGTCGATGATGGTGCTCATACCGCTCCTTGCCGGGGAACCGCCCCGGCGCGGGTGTGGGGCGTTGGCGCCCCGGTTGGTCAGGTGGACAGGATGCAGGCTACAGAGGATTCCCCGGCATTGGCAGCATCGAACTTCAGCATGAGGTCAAGCAGGCGCTTGTGGGCGACGATGCTGGGCTTGCGCCCGTCACCGAGGGCAGCGCCAAAGACCGCGTCAACGGACGCCCGCATTGGCCCGAAGAATGCGCGCCCGGCGGCCAGAAGCTCTTCGGCAGCCTTCGCGGCAGCCATATCGTAGGCCCACGCGCCACAACGCTCCATCTCGGCTTCCCAGGCGTCGCCATCTTCGATGATGCTTGCGGCTTCGTAAATCGCCTGGAAAGCGGCCTTGTTGACGATGTAGGCGTTCCGTGCGGCGATGATGCGGTCGATGGCGGCCATCTTGTACTCCTTAGAGCGGCGGGTTGTTCTCCGCTCTGGTGTCTCAGTTATAGCCCCTCCCCTCTTGACTGTCTACACTCATCATGCAGATTCCTGAAAATAGTTCACCGCGCCAGAATCCCCACCTCCTACGCCACCAACAGCCTACCGATCCCGCTCCCGACCACCAACATCGCCGCCGCTGCCCGGTGCCCATATCGCTCCACCCAGGCCCGCTCATCCGCTGTCATCCTGTCGCGCTCCACCACCACCTGTGACAGCACCCACGCCCGGATAGCCGCCTCCTCCGCCCGCAATGGCTTGTCGAGGCCCATCATCGTCCCCCATTGCGGACGGTCGTAGTGGAAGCACACCCGCTCCGGTAAAACACCGTCGCTATGCCGCAGATACCGCTCGATAGCAGCAGCAGCCGCGATCCACCAGCAGCCCGCCGGGGATGGCATCCCACCGCCCGGCAGCGGGTCAATGGGTCCCGCATCGCCGTCCGCCATCGGGTCGCCGCAGTCCCACGCTGCGAGCCACGACACCCGCCCGCGCTGCGTCGAAAGAAAAAGCCGTATTTCGCCCGTGGGAATCATGAGGCACCCGGAAGGTAGTACAGCGCGCCCCTACGCATGAGCTTCCCCTCTTTCACGGCGATATATGCCGCTTCCCGCGTGCGCTCAAAGCTGAGGCCATTCAGCGGGCCGATCTGCCGGATGGTGCGCCCCGGCTCACGACGCACCGCCTGCACCACTGCGGCGATGAGCTTCCCCGAATCCGACCGGATGGCCGCTGCCGCCACCTGCTCAAAGACACCCTCCTCCGTGGCCTGGCGCGCGCACCCCTCGCAGAGCCCGCGCGTGCGGGCGTTGCGAACGCAGCCGTCAATCCGACACTGCCCCCGTACCGGCTTGCCGACGACCATCGGCAGCTTTTTGCGCGGCACCGGCGCACCGCCCACCCAGCGCTCCCGATACTGCCCGACCGACACCGTAGCCAGCTTCAGAGCGGCTACAGGCCTCACCGGAAGCGGAGTCATAGCAGGAGCCGCCTGCACCGGCGCGGGTGCCTCCTGTGGCCTCTCCGGCGGCGCAACCACCACCACCTCGCCCCGCCGATACGCTGCCGCGTGGGGGGCGCAGAACCACAGCGCCCCCACCCGTTGCCGCGTCGGTGCCCCGCAGTCCTCGCAAGGCTGCTCGCCGGGGCGGAATCCCTGGATACCTGTGCTCATCCTTCCTCCATTCTGCCGGTTCACCGGCGGTTATTGTAAGCCTCTTCCACCCGCAGCACCGCCCTCCGATGCCGCTCCGGGTCGATCTCTGCCCCGATGTAGCGCCGCCCCTCCAGAGCACAGGCGACAGCGACTGAGCCCAGCCCCGCGTAGAGATCCAGCACAAGATCGCCGGGGGAGGTCCACGCGCGGATCCATGCCCGTTGCCACTCCACCGGCTTGTAGCTGTGCTCTCCAGGCGGCGAAACGTGGCCATTGTAGAGCGTTTCCGCCGTCCGACCACAGGATCCGCGCACAAAGAGGGCTACCGGCTCGGTCTGCCCCCTCCAATGGTAGCCGACACCCACCTGAGTACGCGCTGCCCCTTCGGATGTTGCCTGCATCTTTGTCCAACTTCCGCCGGATTTGCGCTTTCCCCACCGCTTCCCGGCGTTGCCCGCGTCGTACCACTCGGCATCCTTCGGCCAAGTGTACCAGACTGCCAAGCGCGCGTCAGGAGCGCAGCAGTCATAAGAGGCGTCGAGGTGGGCAACGATGGCACTGTCGGAAAGCCCGGCGAAGATGCCGTTTTCTTCCGGGTTGGCCACCCCCGGCCCGTTGACATAAAGCCACGGCGGATCTGCCACCACCAACCGCACGCCCCTCACGACGGCCAGCACTTCCGCCACGTCACAGCAACGGAGGTCGATCCCCTCGGGTAGCGCGCCCATCTTGGGCTTCAAATCAGGAAACAGCATCAGACTTCTCCACCTTCGCAGCCCACTTCCGGCCGCAGTCCTGACAGATTACCGCACCGGCACGAACCACCGCCCGGTGCTCCACCACATCCCCATCCCGCAGCGTGCGCGGGTCGGTGCAGGGGATGGTCATCGGTCACCCCCGAACAGCCCCAACTGCCCCGGCGCCACACCGGGAGCCAATGCCGCGTCAATGGCGGCGATCAGCCTCACGAGGTCCGCACGGTCGTCCCGCAGTCGAGCCCGGATGAGGCGGTCCACTTCGGGTAGGGACTCGGCACGCTCGTAGTCCACGCTACCGTCAGCGGCGATGAACTGCACATCGGCACCGATGACGCTCACCATAAGCCCGCCGCCGTGGCCGGTGATTTCGCCCCCGGTGGCGGTCCACTCCATGCCGGGGAGGAGGCTGGAGAGGGTCACGAGGCACCCCCAGACATGCTGCGGAGATATATTTCGTTTTGCAGGCTGCGAATCAGGTTTCTCAACTGTTCCGCCCTCCAACGTGCTGCGAGGTGGTTGTCAGCCTGCCGGTCGTACTCCGCGCCGTGGACCTCTGCGGCCGCCATGTCCCCGCGCTTTCTGGCAAGTTGGTACTCGAAAAGCGCCTTGTTCCCGGCGCTCCATGCCGTATTCATCTTGTTCATCTCGCGCACCATCGCCGGAAAGCGATGGACCGGGTGCGGGTTGGGCGGCTCCGGTTCATAGATGTACCGCCCGCCCGCGAAGCCGATGGGGAGCGGGGAGACCTTGCAGGTGATGGTCACGAGGCACCCCCGGACTTGTCCCCAGGGTTATCCACAAGCAGAGCCGCCCGCAGTTCCCCCGCCGTCCGCAGCGGGTAGCCGAGTCCGTCCAGATGTTCCGCCGCTATCGATGCCTCCACCGTGCTACCGACCGCCCGCGCCCCGACCGCAGCGGCCCGCAGGGGCTGCCACCGCTGCCACGGGATGAGCAGTTGCACCGCGTAGCCCAGCTCCACCCGAGAGCCGTCCAGCGCCCCCTGACGGCTCTTCTCCCGCACCCGATCCGGGGGCTCCCACCGGAGCGCGATCCAGCATCGGTGCCCGATGGCCGTCAGAGCATCCATGCGCGCGGCCTGGCTGTCGCTGACTCCGGCGGTCCCGTCGCCTCCGAGCCTGACGCGCGCCTCACAGGATAGCTTGCACTCCACATAATGCGACGCCTCCCCACGCGGGGTGACGATGGCAAAATCCGGCCATCCACTGCCCGCCTTGACGGGCTGCCACCGCCCACCGCTGAACACAAACGGCGGCTCGTTGCGTTGAACGATGCCCAGCCCGGTAGCTTCCATCCAGGCTTTCACGGCGCGTTCCCACTCGCCTTCGGTGGCGGGACCGTGGGGGGACAGGGGCTTAGTGGCCATCATACCCCTCCACCTCGGACCTGCACCGACCACAGATCCCGTCCACCACCAGAGACGCGCCATCGTCATCCATATGATCGCACGTTCTCGGGTCGATCTGCCCGGTCCCGTCGCAATCGAAGCATGTACGTTTGCGGCCGTCTATGTCGGTAAACCGGCCGCTGCCCTTGCATAAAAGGCACCTGACCATCCTACTCTCCCTCGGGCACATCGGCCCCCTGCGAAAGTTCGGGAGCCCCCGGAATCGGCAGCCAGCGGTCGGGCGCCACTCCCCCAACTGTATGCTTTGTTCCCCACTCATAGCCGTCCCACCGAGCCACCTCATAGGGCCAGCAAATGCCGCCCCAATCGCCCACCACATCCACCTCCACCGGCGGCATTTCCTCCGCAGTCACCCGCCACCTCAGCGCATCCTCCAGCGTCGTGATGCGCGCCAACAGCCGCACCTCTCCCGGCGTTAGTTCGCGCGTGGGCTGTGTCGTGTCCAGGCGCTCCCACCGGCATTCCGGGCAGCGCAGCGCGTACAGCGGCGCCTCACCCTCTGCCTGCTCCGGGTGCTTTTTCACGTCCAGAGCGTGCCCGCAATCAGGGCAAAGCCGTGTTACATCCGTCGTCTTATCCATTCTGTACCTCCAAAGCCCACGCCGGGAATCGGACCCGGCCGCGCCACCAGGGCGGGCAAAAGCCCCCGTAGGGGCGGAAATCAGGCGATGGACCCGCAGCCCACCAACCACTCCTCACCGAGCATGGCCTTCAACCGCACCATCTCAGCTTCCCAGGCGCCCGAAAGCACAAGGTCAAGCTCGCGAATGGAGCAGGTCAGGACAAGCTTGTCCTGCACCAGCGCGGGCATGATGCCCACGGTCACCGCCACCGGTGCGGCCCCGATCCAGATAGGGAGGGAGACAGTGAACTCTGCCCGCAGATTCACGGGATAGGACACGTCTTTTTCCATGCTGGAGAGCCTGGCTGCCCCCGTGCGCGGATCGACGGTGCAGGTGATCTTCCCGCTGCCGCCGATGGTCAGACTGGCCAACTCCGAAAGCAGGGCCGGAGCTTCGGGGATGTAGGCAGCAATTTCGCGGATCGCCGCATACAACTCCGTCTGCTGCCGCCCCTGCTTGTGGAGCCCTTGCAACAGCGCAAAGGCAGGATGCAGGCTGGGCTTGCACACCACCTGATCCGCCCCCCACCGGTTGCCGCACAGAGCGGTGACGATGGCCCCACTGGCGGACTGCGACCCGAGGATCTCGCAATCCGCCGGCTTCGCGTGCTTCAGCAGCCAGCCGGAAAAGCTGGCCATGTCGCCGAAGATATGCCGCCGGGGCGGAGTCGCCGGGGTGCCGACCTCCAGTTTGCGGACGGTGTACCCGTCGCGCACCGCCACCACCGGACCGCCGGGGGCATCGGGGATGACTTCGACGCCCCTTTCGATGCGCAAAAAGAGAGACTTGAGAAATTCCAGCATTATTCACCTCCAACCTTGTTGAGTTCAAAGAGGCGGCGGTTGCCGACCTCATCTTCCACCAGATCCACCAAGGGACCGCCGGAACCGATCCGGATGATCTGCCCCTCGGACTTCGCCTTGGGCTTGGCGACCTTGGATTCGCCCACCGAAGCCCGCACCACACCGGCCTGGACGTCCACCGCAAAGCTCACCTTGAAGGTGATAGACCCCTCCCCGGTGTCTTCCTGGTTGTCGCGGATCCGACCCGCGATCTCCTCCAGACCGTCACGCAGCAACTCGGACAGCCGCCCGTTGCAAAAGTTATCCGCATCCAAGAGGACTTCCGTTTTCCTTGCCATCTTACACCTCATTGGGGACAACGGCCCCCTGCGTTTGAATCTTCCGCTTCCGACGGGCAACAACGCCCGCCGCATACTCCTCATCCGATTTCCGTGGCCGCCCCGTCGGCTTGCGCGCCACCGCGTCCCGAGCGGCGGACAACTCCGCCCACCGGTCCGCCATCCCCGCGCTGACCACCAGCGCCCGCCACCGCGTCGCCGTCGGCACGGACTCCTGACGCAGCCACGACCGCACAGCCGCCGGGGTCACGCCTACGACTTCGGCGAGGGCCTTGGGGGTGCGGCCGGCGGCGACCAGGGCGAGGGCTTCATCCCACCTCAAGAGGCACCCGGCAGAGGCGGAAGGGTCAGGGTGCCGTCGGAGTTGGTGATGGCCCAGCGGCTTGCGATGGCAGCAGCATCACACGCAGCCTTTGCATCCTCGATACTCGCAAAGTTGCGGCCGTAGTGGCCCGCATCCCGACTGGTGCTGTTGGGGAACCACGTCAGGATCTCCCACTCCACCCCGCAGGTATTGGTCGGCCCCACGGCGGCCGTCACCTTGTCCGTGCCCCGCCACCCATCGCGCCGCCAAGTCGAGTCCTGCTGCCACCAACGGCCCAGAACGAGCCGGATAGGGCTCCCGCCCCTCCACACCGACAACACCGACCACGCCAACACTTCCGCGCGGTCCTCGTTGCCAACGTCGTGGCCGCGCTCCGCAAGCCAAAGCCGCGCGTGAAAGCGGCCGGTGGGGTCGGAGAGGTCGAGGCACAGTGAACGGAAGGTGTAGTTGTAGGACTCCACCCTACAGTCCCGCTCTACGCTGCACCGCACGCCGATGCCATCGACAATGGACACCACCACCAACCGCTCCCCATCGTTGGGGTCAATGAGGGGGCTGCACCGCCGCAACAGCCCCGGAATCTCGCCTGTAAGCTCCATCATTGTCCACCCCCCGTAAGCCACCACATCCCGCCCGCCCCACACCCGAGCGCCATCCCCAACAGCAGCACCGGCCACAGCGCGCGCCACGCCACCACCAGCAACATCGCCGGGAATGGCGTGCTCTGCGGCACCTGTGCCGTCGCAAGCTGCTCCGGCGTGGGCGGGATGTACTCCACCACCCGCACGGGCTCCACCGGGGCCGCATGGAGCGCCGCGCGATACTCCGGCCGCAGCTCTGCAAGCCGGTCCAGCGCCTCCACAGGCGACGGCGGCGCCCCTACCGTGTCGGCAGGCGACCCGTCGCCGATCCAGCCATCCGCCCACCACGGGGTGAGCGGCAGCCCGGCGGATTCATCCGCTTCTTCCGCCCACACCCGGAAGTGGACGGGACCACAGGCGCCCCGGCACAGGTCGCCCTCCTGGCGCCACTGTACGCGTGGATACCGCGCGGTGAGCGCGGCCAGAACAAGATCCATGAAGCCTCCTCCCCCTCTGCTATCCCCCCGCCGCTCCCCGCGCAAGCGATTATTTATCGCTAAATCTCTTGCGCCCTACCCGGTGGGGCTATAGGATGGGGGTGGGAGGCAAGATGAACTATACCCTGTACGACAACAGCGCCGCGATGATCGCGGCATCCGAAGCCCGCCACGCAGGCGGGGATTCCGAGTTGGACGACGCCGAACGCGAGGCGCGCCGCGCTCACGAGGACGTGAGTGCTGCCCGGAGCGCCTACATGCTGCGTCCGAGCGGCATCCTGGGCGCGGACCTCGACCGCGCCAATCGGCGGCTCCATATTGCACAGCGCGCCCTTGCGGCGCTCGGGGGTGAGGCATGAGCCCCACCGAAGCCATGAAAATCGTCAAAGCCCACTTTCCGTGGGTTCGATTCAACGACGTTGCAAAATTCACGCTGATGATGGGCAGCCCGGTTCATCTTAAAAAAGGGGCTGTGACGCTGACTATCGGCTTGACCGACCGCGCGGCGATGTTTGGCGTGGAGGTGGATGTAGACGGGGCCACTGTGTCGCTCTCCCCGCTCGCCCATGACGGCTACGACCTCTCCACCTTTGCCGCCCGCGTCCAGCGGATGGCGAAGGCTATTGATGCCCTCGCGGCGTTGCGGGGTGGCAAATGAGCCCCACCCTGACTGCCTTCTGGCTCTGCGCTGACCTCGCCCAGCCCGCCGATCCGGACTGCGCCGACCGCATGGATCTCGATCTGTCCAGCGACCTTGAGCAGCTTTCCATGCTGGACTGGCGCAAGGAAGAGCCCGCGTTCCTGGCCGAAATGCTGCACGGCGCGTCTCTGGATGAGCAATGTGCGACACTCCAACAGGCGCTGCCCAGCGTCTTTGACGGCGGGCACGGCTTCTGCTTCTTCCCGCTGCGCTCCTCCCCCTCCGACTCGTGGTACGAGCGCATCGACAGCGCCGCATCCACCTGGGAGAGCGGGCTGCCCGAAGCCCTGCGCGGCTACGGCGTGCTTCTGGTGGCCGCGCCTGATGGCAAGGTCACCCGCCACTACATCGGGATGCAGCCGGACGGCGCCGTCCTGCGCTGCAAGGTGGACTCCACCACCTGTGCGGGCGCGGTCCCGTCGTATCGCACCGTTTGCGAGGTGTCCGATGGGTAGCCTCACCCCCGGCACCCAAGCCACCCTTGGCCGCCTCACCGACCGCGCCCGCGCCGTGATCGAGCGCGTGCCCCCGGTCCTCCCCGCCTACCGTGGCCCGGTGCAGACCGTGCGCAGATGGCAGCGGATCGGCGGCGGTGCGCGGCGTATCCCGCAAACCCACCTTCAACCTGGAGAACCAATGTCCATTGAGCAGGCGGCCCACGCTGCATTCTGTGCAGCGCTGGCAGAAATCCCAAATCCCGGCAAGACGTCGGCAGTCAACGCCGGGAATATGAAGTTCAAGTTTGCCCCGCTTCCCGACATCCTGGATCTGGTCAAGCCGATCCTCGCGAAGCACGGGCTTTATGTCACCTTCCCGGTAGAGCCGACCGAGAAGGGGATGCTGGTGTCTTGCGCCATCCGCCACAGTTCCGGGGTAGAGGTCGCCCGCAGCAGTATCCCGGCGGCCACGGACGGCAAGGAGCAGGCGGTGGGCATCCGTCTGACCTACTACCGCCGCTATGCCATCGCGGCAGTTCTCGGCATTGCGGCAGATGAAGACACGGACGGAGATGGTCAGGAGCGGCCCGGGAAGCAGGCCCCGCAGAGCGAAGGCGTCCCCGAATATGTTGCGTTCGTGGAAGAGCGCATCAAAGGAAAGGGCAAGGAGGATACGGCACAGCGACAGGCTGCCTACGGACGAATCCTTGTCTGGGCTGAAAAACGCGCGCCCGGCGCCTCCCCTTCTGAGGTCGTCTCTCGAATCCTTGCGGGCGGCGATGTCGCCATCGGCTGGGTTCTGACGGGGGCAACAGCAAAATGACCGATCGCGTACTCATCCCCCTGCATCCCGACGCGGCGCTGCGTGTCCACCACACCCTCCTCCACCATGCCGACGCCTTCCGCCGCCGATATGCCGCAATCCTTGACCGCGCCCGATCCGGGCTGCGGACCACAGGCAAATGGGGCCGCACCGAGGAGGAGGATCGGATCGCGCTATGGGCCGTGCAGCAACAGGTGGAGCTTGACGCGGATGTGGCCGAAGTGGCCGCCGCTCTTGTATCGGCGGGAATCCTGGACAATCCACCCCCGATGGAGCCCCCACCACCCCCGGAAGAACAGCCGCCGGATGAGGAGGAGGCTCCCGACTTCGGCGATTCATCGGAGCCACCATGACTACAGAAGAGCTTGAAGGCCATCTATTCCGCTCCACCCTCCGCCTCCGCTACGCGGGCGGCTCCTCCCCCGGCGAATGGCGCACCGTCACCCGCGCCCGGCTGGACGGGCAGCATCTTGTGTGCCAGTCCAGCGGAAGCCCACGGCGGCTGAAGGTGGCTGACATTCTGGAGGTGGAAGCGGAAGATCCGCCGCCAGAGCCAGAGGGCTACCTTGACTCGCTGACCGACTGACGCCGAAATCCCCAGGGCACCCCGCCCGGCCCGTACCCCGCAAGGGGTCGGGCTTTCGGGGTCAGGAGCCGGTGCTTTCCCGGCTTTGATGAGGACAATATGACCGTTCAGGATTTGATAGGCCACTACTGCATCGTCAGGGACAACATGTCCGGCGTCGTCGCCGGGACGCTCACCGCCATTGATGTGGTGGCGGGCACCTGGGAAATGGGCGCCGGGGACGCCCGCAAAATCCACTTCTGGTGCAAGGCAGCGGCAACCCCCGGCCTTGCGGCACACGGCCCCGGTGCGGGGTCGCGGATCTGCCCCGTGCAACCCCTCGCGGCCGGTCGGGCGCTGGTGGAGCCGCTGTTGGTGTCCGCCGAAGCGGAGCAGGCAATCCGCGCCTACCCCGATTGGCGGCCATGATCCGGGATTTCTCGGATTTCCTGGCCGGGTGGGACGGCGACGGCGACGGCGACGGCTCCGGCTCCGGCTACGGCGACGGCTCCGGCTACGGCGACGGCCACGGCTCCGGCGACGGCGACGGCTACGGCTCCGGCGACGGCTACGGCGACGGCGACGGCTCCGGCGACGGCTACGGCGACGGCGACGGCTCCGGCGACGGCCACGGCTCCGGCGACGGCGACGGCTACGGCTCCGGCGACGGCGACGGCTCCGGCGACGGCCACGGCTCCGGCGACGGCGACGGCTCCGGCTACGGCGACGGCTCCGGCTACGGCGACGGCGATGGCCACGGCTGAACTCACATCCCCCAAGGCACCCCGCCCGGCCCGCTCCCCGAAAGGGGGCGGGCTTTTGGGGTAGGAGAGAACGACAATGGACCCCGAAGCTCACAAAATCGCCCGCCACCACCTCGGAGACCAACTCATATCCATCTACCGTGGCGGCCCCTACGGCGACCAGTGGACGGTGCATGTCGGCTCGCCCTCGGTCGGCATCCCCGGCGGCCTGTACACCGCTGCCACGCCCGATGAAGCCGCTCGCGGAGCCGCCGCACGGCTCCGCGCGGCCGGTTGGGTGCCGACGCATCCCCGGCTTGAGTGGCGCAAAGCCCACGGCGCCCACGAGCTACGCCTCTGCATCGACCGGCACACGCAGGTACTCTTCTCCGCAGAGGATCACTGGAAAACCGGCAAGGATGGCCAACTCCTGTACAACCTGTCGGACATTCACGACGACGCCACTATATCGCTTTGGGAGTGCCCTGCTGCCGAAGTGTCGGCGTACATCGCCGAATGGTGCGCCGCTCACCTGCCCTCTCTCCACCTTCCCCCGTTTCCCGGAGCCTCCGATGCCTCTTGATTTCCCCTCCCCCGGTTCTGAAGAATGGAATCGTCTCGTTCTTGCATATGACCCCTTTGAAGGCGACTTTGGCGACGGTTCCGAGCGCACCCTTTGTGACGAAATCCGCATCGTCAAGCGCGGCGGTAAATGTCGCGAGTGTGACCAAGCAATTGTGCGCGGTACCTTTGCGCGCGTCATCAAAAAGACCGATAGCGACGGGTTCTATGGTGGCCGTGTCTGTCAGGAGTGCTGTAACTGCATGGCAGAGATTACGGTATACATGGAATCTCCGATTGAAGATGACGAGGAGAACGACCCGTATGAGAAACTGAACGCGCGTATGGCATTGCGTTTCAACAAGGAGACCCCCCATGCTTGACTTTGAAAAAATCCGCTCTATCCAGAGCCTGCCCCATCTTTCTTTCGAGGACTCAAAACTCGCCATCTTCACGCGGCTGCACAAATATGAAGATGCGCTCCCGCTGGCGCTTGCCGAGCTTGACCGCCTCCGCTCCGAGCTTGCCGCCGCGCAAGTCGGGCTGGTGGTGGAGTGGCGCGAAGATGTTGGATTTTCGCACGCTCGGATTGGCCGGTTTTGGCTGGTCGTCCGCCGTGACGGGTGGCGGCTGGAATTTTCCCAGTCGTCCATTTCTACCCCCGACTTCGTAGCCTCCGGCCCCGAAACCGGCCCCGCTGGTAAAGCCGCCGCCGAAGCCGCCGCACGGCTCCGCGCCGCCGGGTGGACTCCGAGCCATGCGCGGCTGGAGTGGCGCTCCAACGACTGGCAGCACTACCTGCACCTCTGCATTGACAGCCTTTCTCCCGAGCTTCTGTTTGCCGCGCAGTTTCAGGACGGCACCTGGAACGTATTCAACCGCACCAACGACGCTGCGCCCTGCATCCTTCGCCGGGGCACCACGAAAACGGCGGCCGCCCGTGTCGCCGAATGGTGTGCCACCAACCTCCCCTCTCTCCACCTCCCCCCTTTCCCTGGAGCCTCACAATGAGCCTTTCCCTACCGCCCGATTGGTTTCTCGCTGACCACCCTCCTACTCACGGCCGCACAGTGCTGTGCGTGATGCTGACCCCACGCGATACCCTCATTTTGGGGACCGCCTGCTACGGCATGGCAGACGACCGCGAAATGGCGTGGTTGGATAACGGCAAAATTGTGGAACCTCTCGCGTGGCGCGAGATTCGGCACCACGAAATCACCGGGTTGCCGTTCGGTACGGAAGTCCCCTGTTTCACGCAGGGCTAATCGTGACAACCATATTTTTACGCCCTATCTCACCTTTCCCTGGAGCCGACAATGCCTCTTGACCTCGCCGCCCGCTACCCCACCACTGCCGAACTGCTTGCGTTGTACCCGCGTGAGCAACACCCGTGGACCGCTAACGCCGCCTACAACGGAGAGGTGGCTTTGCACCCCGACTACAGACGGGACGGTGAAAATTTCGAGGTCGCCGAGGCATGTAGCGGCGACGTGGCCGAGTACATCGCCGCCCTTCCCGCGATCCACGCTGCATTGATCCGCGAAGTGGCAGAGGTGAGGCGCCTCACGCGCGACGCCCAACAGTGGAGCATCATCCGCGACACAGTGATCCGGCTGGACGCCAAAACCCGCCCCGGTCTGCCGATGGGCGATGATGACATCGTAGGGGTGGTGCTGCGCGTCCTGGAGCACGCAGCCCGCAATAAGCCACAACGCAACACAAATGCTATCCCTGGAGCCCTCGATGCCTCTTGACCTTGAAGCCATCCGCGCCCGCCACGAGCCCTACGCCGATACGCGGGTGGGGCAGGACATCGCCGCCATGCTCTCCGAGATCGACCGCCTCACCTCCGAACTTGCCGCCGCGCAAGCCGGGCCGGTGGTGGAGTGGCACAAGGAAAAAGACTGGGAAGAAGCTGATATCGGCCGGTTCAGCCTTGCGGTTTTCGATTCCGGGTGGTCAATCGAAATCAAGGGGCACAGTGGCATGTACGAGCTTATTGACCACGGCCCCGAAACCGGCCCCGCCGGTAAAGCGGCCTGCATCGCCGCCTACCGCCGCGCGTGCGGATTGACGCCCGGCTGACTTGCGCGCCCTACTTGGTGGGGCTATGGGGGTGGTATGCGGACGCTCACTCTATTCGCCGGTGCAGGCGGTGCTGACATCGGCCTGCAAGCCGCCGGATGTCAGCATGTCGCCTGCGTGGAGGGTGACCGCACCGCCGTAGCCACCCTGATAGCAGCGGGCTTTCCAGGGGTGCGCGCCTGGATCGGCACCCCGCCGCCCGGCTCGGACGTGCCCGCGTGGAACTGGGACGGTTCGCCGGTGGATCTCCTGTGGGCATCCCCGCCCTGCCAGCCCTACAGCCAGGCGGGCAAGCAGCTCGGAGCCGACGACCCGCGCGACGGCTGGCCCGCGACGCTGGCGACGATCCGAGAGGTGCGCCCGCGCTGGGTCATCATCGAGAACGTGGGCGGCGCCCCGGTGGAATCGTGGGCTGCGGACCTTGGCCCGTCGATGTTCCGCTCCGGCCTCTACCCCCACGTCTCCACCCGCCTTCTGGACGCCGCCGATTGGGGACTGCCGAGCCATCGCCGCCGCGAATTCCTGGTAGCCGGCCCTGCGCCCTACCGCTGGCCGGAGCCGACGCACTGCGGCCCTGACGCCCCGGTAGCGGCTCGGATGCGGCTGCTGCCGTGGGTTGGCTTCGGGGAGGCTTTGGGCATCTCTCCCGAGTCCAGCCTCCTTCCCGGCAACGGCGGCCACCTCCCCGCTCCTCGATGCGCAAGCGAGCCTGCCCACACGGTCACCGGCTCGTGTCCGCAGTACCTCTCCCTTCCATCCGCCGGAGTCTGCACCACCGAGGTCAAGGGCACCCGCGCAAGTGCCGCCTCTAACTTCACTTTCAACGGCGGCCCTGACCGCGCATCGGACAGCCTCTTTCTCGCGACCGGTCGCCGCCGTCTGACCTGGCAGGAGTGCGCCACGCTCGTAGGCTTTCCCGACGACTACCCGTTTCAGGGCACCATCGAAGCCCGCTACCGACAGGTGGGCAACGCCGTCGCGCCGATTATGGCCGAGGCGCTGGCCCGCTCCATCCCCCGTGAGGCTCCATGACCCGCACCGTCCCTCCCCCACACCACACCCGGAAGCTCCGGGAATTGCTGGCCTGCCACCTCACCGGTCTGCCTCTGCCCGAGGGGATGCACCCGGCGGAGCACTACGCTGCGATCCAGTTGCGTGGCTACATCCACCATCTTTGGCAGTCGAGCGGCCCCCTGCCTCGTGGCACCGTGGCCCTCTACCTCCGCCTGCGCGCCATCCCCGGCAAGACCGCCCTCGTAGCCCTCTCCGCCGCGCTCCGTGGCACGCGCTGCTGTCCGCCGGGGGCACGGTATGCTCCGGTGGGGTGGGCTGAATATCTCAAGAACGAAGCCGTGAAAGCGGCGAAGGATGCACAATGACCCTCCCTCCCCAAGTTCCTGCCGAAGCCCTCGCAGCCGCCTGTGTGGCGGTTGGGGGTGCCCCTTGACCCCCGCCCTGAAAGCCCTTGCAGAGCGGGCGGTGGCTGCGGGCGCACCCGCCGCCGACGATCACACCGTGATTGTGATCCCCGGAGTCTCCTTCCGGTCCGTACTCACCGGGCTGGTGTACGACCGGCCCACGCGGCTCCCCCTGCTCTCCGACCCGTCCTGGCTGGGCTGGACGCTCTGCGAGGTGGAGCGGCGGGACTACTGGTGGGCAATGTCCGCCCGTGGCGCGTGGTCGGTGACCGGGCCCACCCATGCAGGCGGAGATCCGGGCGGGCGTCCCGAAGCCCTCGTTGCGATGCTGGAGGCGACCATGCCTGGGAGGGCCGCATGACCCCGGCCCACCAACGCGACACCAGGAAAATCACCTTTCACGGGCGGGAATGCGCCTATGCCATCTGTCACCTTGGCGGCTTTCGGGCCTACGTCCGGCTGCCCGATGGGGAGCCCCCAAAGCTGCCGATGGGCTGTGGAGAGTGGAATTACGAGGCCGACGGATGGTCAGGCTTTGACACAAACCACCCCTACGGCGTGGGGACCGGCTGGCGCGGGGAGCAGATCAACGTCATCGAAGAGAGCGACCTGCTGCGGATTCTGGAGCGCATGTGCTGGCGCCTTGCCACCAACACTATCGGGTTTTGGAGCCTGGAAATCACGGAGAACGACCACCGGATATTGCGCAGTGACCTGCCCGAAGGCGGCTTCCGGGGCATCCTGCGGCACGGCAAGAAAGGAGTGGAGGTGTCCAGCCATATCCCGCGCTACAAGCAGGCGAAGTTCCCGGCGGTGGAGGAGGCTATCGCGTGGCTGGCCGAGCGTGGGGTGGAGGCGCCCGATCCGGCGCTGCTGACGAGGTGGCAATCGCCCCGCGAAAATATTTCGCCGGATTCTTATCGCCGCGCTTGACGCTCCGTGAGCACGGCGATAGGATATGAGTGTGGGGAGGGAATCCATCCTGAGCCACAACGGAGTCCCAGATGTCCAAGTATTCTGTTCGCGCCCTCGGTTGCGCTTCCTGGTCCGATGTCTCCTCCATTGCCCAGGCCCGCAAGGACCGGGCACAGGCCCGCAACGCCGGGATTTCTGCGGTTATCGTCCGCAATCGCGACGGCGAGATTGTCGAGTAGTTGAGACATCCCGCACGGGCAGGGCTTGCGCCCCCTTCGCCTGCCCGGCGGCTCCGTGTGGTCGGAAGGGGGCGATTTCACCGGCCGGAAGGCCAGGAGCACCATGCGCACCCCATCCCCCGCCGCCGTCCGAGCCCGCGAGCTGCTGACGGCGGACCCCACCCTCCCCGTCGCCGCCGTGCTCTCCCAACTGGAGCGCGACGGCATGCACCTCGCCGCCGTCACGATCCGGGGCATCGCCCGCGACGTGGGCAGGCCCGCCGACGCCGAGCGCATCCCCGAGACCCGTCGCCTGCTGCTCTGCCTGGCATCCCAGGCGGGCTACGCGGAGCTTCACGGCGACCAGCCCGCACGGGGTTGGCGCGAGGCAGTACGGGTAAAGCTCGGCCTCAAAAGCCAGAGCTTCGTGAGTCAGGCCTGGAAGTCGGGTGTAGCCCCGGCTACACGGGCAAAGTGGAGTGAGATTATTTCTATCGCCGCGCTTGCAATTCCTGGAGCGGTCCGATAGTATAGATTCACCAGGGCGGGGAACGCTCTGGAGGGCACAAAGCCCACACCGACCCGGCGGTTTTCTTCCGGCTTCAGGAGCTTTCATGCGCTTTGTCCTTGGCGGAAACGACGACGAAATGACCCTCATCGCCACCCTGATTCGCGGCGCCATCGCCGCCGGGTTGGAGGCAGAGATCGTGGAGGCTGCTCCCGGCCCCCGGTCGGAGGCTCAGTATGCTTCCACCGTGAAGCCCCAAGCGGGCGACGTGTGGATCGAGTGCGTCCCGGCCATGCAAGCGGCCTGTGCGCAGTGCAACGGGCACGGGGAGTGGATGGGCAACCACTGCCCCGAATGCGGCGGGGAGGGCTGGTTCACTGGCTGTCGGCTCTTGGACTTTATGAAGGCCGCCCGCATTGACCACCACCAGCCCGGCGACCCCGGATATGGGGTGGAGGGCTTCGCGGGTTCCTCGTTGGGGCAGCTTCTCCGGCTGCTTCTGGAGCGGGGCGTTTCACCGCAAGCCCTTGGGCTCCACCTCGTAGACGACCCCACCACCTACAGCTTTCCAGAGGGCTGGTGCGACGCGGGTGGGGTTTACGGCTACGGGTGGGGCGTGTGGCGCGACGGTTGTTCCGACCGCTCCGACATCCACGACTTTCTCTGGTTCCGCGTGCCCCCGAAATGGGAAGCCACAGGCCTGGCCGACCATGACCCCGTCGGCTTCGCGGCGGGCCACTATGGCCGGTGGAGCCGGAAGGCCGCCCGCGAGTTCCTCATTGCCGCTGCCATCCAGCGCAGCGGCGTCAACCTGACCGCTGCCGATGTGGCGGAGGCTCTGCGGCTTATCGAGGCCGCGCCCACGCTCCCCGGTTTCCCGGCGGTCTATGACCTCCGCACCATCCCGGAGTTGCTTCCCGCCACTTCGGGAGCCGACCGCAAGCCCATCCCCGGCACCGGCGGCCGGTTGGGTGACGCCGCCTTCGTGGCGGTGCTCTGCCTCCCCGGCAAAGCCGCGCTCAACTGGGGAGCGCAGGGGATGCGCGCACCGGGGCGGCACATCGGCCTGATTGGCTCCACCGGCCCCGACTTCCGGGACATCCTGGCTTCGGTCGGAGCAGAGGGGATTTTCGGAGCCCCCGGCAAGGCTTGTGGGGGCTACGTCCCGGCCTGATTCCTGTGGGTGGTGACCCCCAGCCACGGCTACGGCCAAAATGGGGGCTCCGCAAGGGCTGCCGGGGAGGTTCCGGCAGCGCGCTATAGGAGGCAAAATGTCGCGATGGAACGAAGATAGACGGCCCGGCGAGTCCGGGCCGACCGACGGGTGGGCAACGCCGGACCGGTACGGCTCCGGTCCAGCCGGGTTCCTTGCGACCCGGAACACCCCCCTGGAGCTGGCGCTCGGTGACATCGGCTTCGCAGAGGCCGACTATCCCGCGCCAGTCGGGTCGGTTGCCTGGGTGGGGCGGGCCGAATCCGCCTACGGCCCCGAGCATACGAAGCTCGGGGGAGACGGCGTCTGCTGGGGACATTTCGGTGTCCCCGCTGCAGCGGTGGAGGCCGGTCGGGCCGAGTGTGCGCGGGTCGGCGTCGATCCCGACAACGAGGCGGCCGTGCTTGCGCTTGCGGCTGCCCGTGCAGTCGAGCGCCACGAGGCACGTCAGTCCGCCCACCGGGCGCGACTGGCTTCCCTGGATCTGGCCCGCCGGGTCCAGGCGGAAGCTGCGCAGTCGGACGCTGCAGCCCGTCGCCTTGCGCTGGTGCAGGCGCAACTGGTGGCGGAGGCCGATGGCTGCCCCGATGCCCACGAGTGGCTGCGGGGGGAGGTCCGCACCGACGGGCACGGTGTAACGTACCTCCACCGGAAACCCCAGGCTGCCCCGGAGGAAATCGACGCAGCCATGTCGGCTTTTGGCGGGGCGGTCCCGTCCGATGCCGACGGGCGGCCCGCCTGCAAGGACGCCTACGAGCGGGCATTGTGGGGATTCATCGCCCGCCTGGCGGCGATGCTTCCCGACGGCTTCCCCTGCCTTCCGGGGCAGGCTCAGGGGGTGGGGGTGCCCACCGACCCCCTCTTCCGCACGCCCGCGCTCGCTTTGGAGCGGGCAAAGCTGGGGAAGTGGAAGGGCGCATGGCTCTGGTGCTGCCACTACCGCGAGGTGGTGGCGGGGTACGCTCAAATGTCCCGGCGGGGCAAGGGCGAGTTGATCCAGGAGGGCTACCAGCCCATCCCGGATACGCTCTGGCGGCGGGCCGAGCGGGTAGCTGCCCTACGATAGGAGCCCACATGCCTCAACCATCGCCAGAAGCAGCGCACCGCTTTGTGCTGCGCTACTTCGAGACGTTCATCGGTCTGGACGAAGCAATCCGCCTGTCCGGGCTTTCAACGGGGGAGTTTCACCGGCGTCTGGACCGAATGCGGAAGAGAGACGCGGCGCTGCGTGAGCGTCTTTGGGGCGATTGACCGGCTACTCCCTCGGTAGCCCCCGCGAAACCCACCACCCCGCAAGCCCGATCCACACCACCCCCAAGGCCCACAGGATCCCGATGCTGATCGACTCCCCCCGTCTCTCCGATGCCGACCGCCAACACTGGCGCTCTTACGAGCTTTCCGACATGTTGCGGGCGTTAGAGCCCGGCTTTCTTGCGCGCGTCCGCCGGTCGGAAGAGGCGATCCGCTTGTTCTTTGCCGTCGATCCGGCGGGCTACTGCGGCGTGAGTTGGGGCAAGGATTCTGTGGTGGTGGCCGGGATGCTTATGGGTGTCCGACCGGAGACGCCGCTCGTCTGGGTGCGCGTCTGGCCTGTGGATAACCCGGATTGTGTTGCGGTGCGGGATGCGTTTTTACGCCGCTTCCCCGGCTGTAACTACGACGAGGTGTTGACCGAAATGCCTATCGGACAGGGGCGCAAGCCCACCGGCATTCTGGAGGAGGGCTTCAAAGAGGCAGCGCGGCGGTACACGGACCGGCATGTTTCCGGCGTGCGCGGCGACGAATCCGCAACCCGGAAGCTGCGGACCATGAAGCACGGGGAGAACACGGCGCGCACCTGTGCCCCGCTCGCGTGGTGGAGCGGAGACGACGTTTTTGCCTACCTCCACAGCCGCGATCTGCCGGTTCACCCTGCCTATGCCATGTCGCACGGGGGGCTTCTGGACCGTCAGAAGATCCGCGTCGCGAGTATCGGCGGAAGCCGTGGCACCGGCATGGGCCGTCGCGAGTGGGAGAGCTACTACTACCCGGAGGAGTCCGCAGCGTTGGCGCGCGGCGAAGTCCCGGCTATGTTTACGACGATCCGGAGGGCATCATGACAACATCTGCGCGGGTGCTTTACGACGCAGCAGGACGGCCACCGATGCCCGGAGCGCAGCCGGTCGCCAGTTCCTGTTGGTGGTGCGGGATGCCCTCCACGGTGGCGCTGGACCGGGACAAGACCATTGCCGGGACGTTCGGCGATTCGGCGCTTGCAAGGTCGAAGGCCAGCGGGTGGATCTGCATCGCCTGTGCCTGGACCCTCTGCGAGCGCGTCGCCATCCCCCCGGCGTACGCTGCGCGGCGGATGAGTACGATCTTCCGCACCGGCCGACGGTTTCAGGGCGTTGTCTGCGGAGAACCGGCCGCGAAGTATCTCGGTCTGGAGCTTGCGGACGGACGGATCGGGCTCTGGTCGCTGGGCGCCAACGCGAAGGCAGAGGAGGGCTGGACGGCGGCCGTCTCCTCCCTCCGGTCTGAGCCGCGCGACATCGGCCCCTGTCGGTTTCTGCGGGCGGTGGATGCGACGGACATCGCTCCAGACGCTACCGAGAAGTTCAGGAGCTACCACCACTTCGGTGGGGTGAATCTGCCGTGGTCCGTCGCAACGGACAGTGACAAGGCATGGATCCGCCACCTGCTCCAGAACCCGCCGGGGGGCGCCTGGACGGCAGTCATCGGCGACGGGCAGAAGCACGCGGCGATCTTTGCCCGGATCTCCCCAGGCGCTCCACACGGGATCCAGTCGGTCTACTTCCGGCCGCTTGGTGTGGATATTTACTACAGCCCCTCACACTTTGCCGAAGTGGTGGCTGCGGTTGATTTGTGTAGGGCGGCGGGATGGTCGGATGAAGAGATCCAGACCGGGCAGCAGGTCATGGGTACCAGCCGCGACATCCTGGATATGTTGCCTGCATGGGTGGCGACTGACCCGATTCTTGGCAGCCAACGTGGACTTCCACTGATTGATCTGGCGCTCTACCTTGGGCGCCCGCGTACAGAGTTGAGAGACGACCCGGCCATCATTGCGGCGCTTCGGACGCCGACTGAGGCCATTATCGCGGCTTTTGCCGCAAGAGGTGAGGATGAAAGAGGAAAAGAAAGCATGGGTGCGTCCACCGCATCCGTTCGACCTGAAACTGGAGCACTACCAGAAGTGCAGGTCGGAAGCATCATTCGGCTTCCTGTCCCTGGACCCGGATCCGGTCCTGGACCCGAGCCGGACAGAGCCGATCCTGCACCCGCTCCGGTGGGGGCAGGCGTTCCCGACTCACGACATGGTGTATCTGGCCATGATCGCAAGCGGAAGGGCGGGACCGCTGGAGCCGGCGGCAATGTGCAGTTATCGCTGTTCGGAGGATAACGCGGCGGTGGCGGCCATCATTTCGCTGGTCTACAGCTATGCGCGTGAGTGCGGGATGCTGAAGGGCAAGCCGCCATATGAGGCGTGGGAGATGTTCGTTCATCGGGTGGAGACGGCACGGCATGAGGCACATACCGTGCTTCGATGGGCGGAAGTGCTCTGCAAAAAGAGCAACGTCAATTGGAGCGCGAAAATCCCGACTGAATGGCAGGTGTTGGTTGGGGCGCTTTCCGGCCAGATCGACTGGTCAAAGCTGCGTTCCGACCGGGACTTCTGGAGCCGCACCATCACGGCCGGGAAGATGATGACCCAGGCGCCGGGATGGCGCTATCAACTGTACACATTCCGCAAGCTGTCCGAAGCGGACGGCGACACATTCACTGAAACTCTGGAAGAAGCACCATGATTGTCACCCCCGGAACCGGCAAGAAGCTTATCGACGCAACCCTGGTGATCGAAGTCACCACCACCGCTGCGCTTGCCCACGGGATGGGCGTGGCAGGCAACGAGCAGGTGCTGCGAACGCTGGATTTCAACGTCCAGCGCAACGGCCAGCATGAGCGCGTGGAGATCCCCGCCGTCTCGGGCCAGGCAGGCAAGGCATCGCTGCGGGAAGCCGCCTGCGAGCTTGTCTTTTCTATCCTCGGAGCCACTGAAGGATCGCTGTCGATGGACGGCGTTCGGCTGGCTCTGAAAGGCGGCAAAAACGACAGCGGGGAGAAGCAGTACAGTCTCTCCGAAGTACGCCGCCAACGCGAAATTCTGCCCATCCTGGACCTGTTCGGCGCGCTGGATGCGGGCACGGCGATCCCCGGCTGTGGACAGTTCAGCGACATCATGCCCTATTGTGAGGAACTTGTGGAGGCGGGGATTCTGCCACGACACATTCAATTCAGCGACGCAAGCGGGGAGACACAGCAGGAGGAGATCTATCCGGGGATGGCGCCGATCCCGCTCCACATGGTCCGCACCACCATCCAGAATTTCCGCCATGACATGCGGATGACGCCCGCCTCCCGCATGATCGGCGACGGCGCCCAACAGCGGCTTCTGGAGCAGAAAGCTGAAGCCAACCATGCCGCGAAAGCGGCGGGGAAGGCGGTCAAAAAGGAGGATCGCCGGGAAGCCAACGAGTCGATGCCCTACACCATCCAAGGGATCGCGGCCGGTACGCCGCTGCTCTGGACGATCCGCGTCAGCAACGCAACCGAGGCGGCGCTTGGGCTGTTGTTGGCCTCTGTGGCCCGTTGGTCGCAGAAGGGGGGCAACCTTGGCGGCAAGCGGTCAGTGGGGCTGGGCACGACCAGCGCCCGTATCCGGGGCTACTACGCAACGGAGAGCCGCACCGGCGCGCTCTATGCCAGTGGCCAGCGTCGCGATCCGGGGCTGATTCTCGGCAACACATGCCCGGAGATCGAGCTGTTCCGCGCGCATGTGTTGGCACACAAAGAGGAGGCGTTGGCCGTGCTCTCCGAGGTGGTCCGATGACCCCCTTTGCAGTCCGCGCGATCCTCTCCTCCCCGGCATCGACCAGCGGGCCGATTATGCTGGATGCAATGGTGCTTTTCGGGATGATGAGCAGAGCCGGGGCGGAAGCAGGGGAATGGCTGGACAGCAGCGGGGCAGTGGATATGCCCCTTCCATTCGCCCGAATCCGGGGGGATGGTGCGCACTGGTGGTACGCAGCTTCGGCGGCGCACCCGGCCGGGGCGGAGATCCAGCGTCATCGGCACCGGCGCGCGCCCATCGGATTTTACGAGCGGTACACGACCCGGAAATCGGTGGACATGGCGACGGGTGCTGACAAAAGCCAGCGTGTACCCTACTACATCCGCCCGGCATGGTTGCATCCGGAGTGGGCGGCCATCGGTGACCCCGCTGCTGTTGCGGAGGCGCTCTATCGGGTGCCCTTCATTGGCAAATTTGGGACGCACGGACTCGGATGGGTGCGGGCGTGGCAGATCTCCACGGGGGTCGAGGTGCACCCACTTCAGCACCGCACCACCTGCGCACCGTGGCAGGTTCCCAACCTGGAACCGGACGATTTCCGGGACGTGCGGATGCGCCACCAGCCGTCCGAGGATGCGCTGCTGCCCCGTGGGGTCCAGGTGCGCATGCACTCGATCCCGCTCCGGCCGCCCTACCACATCGGCCATGATGGCGACGCGGGGCGACTGGTGCCTTGCTGGCAGGCGTGGGGATAGCTATTCCGGCGGCAACCCCCGACTGACCCACCAACCACACCACCCGATCCACACCACCCCCAAGCTCACCCACAGCCCCCAATCGCTGCACCACCTCGGCACGCGAGCGGGGCAGTGGTCGAGGAGGGGGAGGAGGTCCATACGCCCACATAGCCCGCCCGGTTCGCCGTGGCGGGCTTTGGGGGTAGGAGAGTAAGTAAATGAACCTCGAACGTGCAACATCCCTCGCTCGCCTCTGTCTCCAATTCGCCCGCGTGGAGCGGGTCACCCGTCATGAGGACGGCATCCGGCCGGAAACAGATTCCGACCACACGGTTATGTTAGCCGTGATCGCCTGCGACTTCTGCCCCGTTGGGCTGGATCGTGGAAAGGTGGCTCAATTCGCACTCGTC